CGTAGATGCACCGGCCTAGCTCCTTCATCACCCGCCGCTTTATCTGGATCATAGCGATTCGCCTCTAGGACTTCGCGCGAGAACTGGATGCCCGCTTGCGGGGCAGGACGTTGCTGATACAAGGCTGACCACGTGCGTCGAGCGCGAGGATTATCCCGCCATGTTCCCCAATGCTCGCGTGGAAACCACTCAGGCCAAAGAAATTCTCCGGGTTTTCGGCCAAGAACGTCATCGTCTCGCTCAGCTTCCGCAGGGATGCATAGAACCTCCCAAGTTTGTCCGTCTCGACATTTGATAAATCCTGATTCTCCATTGTACTTCTCCGGTAGGATCGAGCCGGCGAGATCGTCCTCATGCCAGCGCGTCATGATGAGGATGACCCACATATCCGGTTTCGCGCGCGTCATCGCGGTGTCGATGTATTCTTCGTAAGTCTTCGCTCGAACTGTCGGCGAGTCCGCCTGCTCGCGGTTCTGCACCGGGTCGTCGATCACCAGCCCGTCAGTACGGTTACCGGTGATACCAGCCAGTATGCCTGCGGCCATGAGCCCAGAGCCATTCGTCAATTGCCAGTCGTCGATCGAGCGTTGGTCTTCGAGCAGCTTCGGTGTCTCAGGCCAGATGCACTGGTATTGCGGATCGCGGCAGATAGCCCGAATACGCCGCGATTGCTTCGCGGCGATGCCGGTCGCATAGCTGATGTAGATGATCGCCGAGCGTGGAAACTTCCCCAGGAACCAAGCGGAGCCCGCCACAGCATAGGTTGACTTCGCGGAGCCAGGCGGCTCGAATATCATCAGCCGTCCACGGGGTTTGAGCATGCATCGTTCGATCGCCTGCATCGTGAGAATGTGATGGAGCGCCGTGCGCGTCTCAACCGGCTTGAAGTCCTCACACTCGTCGAGGTTCGTCAGCGGCACGCCGGGCAATTCGATCGCGCCCGAGAATTCGACGAGCGATGATGCCGCGCGCTGTCTGCGCAGCACCTCGCGTGCCTTGTCGCGCGGTGTGAGTTCGTCACTCAAGCAAGGGGTCCGGTGGCGGGTTGTGTGCTTCCGGCGGATCGCGCAGAACGTCACGCTCGGGCGGCGGCAATGCGGGCAGTGTTTCGTACTCTGCCTCGATCGCTTCGAGCAGATCATCAGTTGATATGGCGTTAAGCTGCGCCTGCTTTCTGCGCATCATTGGTACGGCGATGATTGCGGTCAGCGGTTTGCCGTGGCCGCGATCCAGCATCGCCTGCGCGGCTGCGAGCGCGACGCGTGCATCGAACACTTCCATACACTCGGCTATAACCTCGACGGCGCGCTCGGTGTGCTCGCGTGCGATCGCATCGGCGTTTCGTGTGAGGGTTGCCATGCGCACATAATAGCAGGCCCCCCGCCATTTGCAAATATAGCCCCGGCCGATTTTTTTTCCGGGCACCCGGCCCCGAGCAATTGGCAGATTGCGCTTACGAGTAACCCTCCAGCTCCACGCTCCCTGCTCGGGTCCCTGGTTTTGGTTATCACCCCCTTCGCGCAATTCGCATAATGCGGGAGGTCAGACGCTCAGGGCACAGAGCAATTATGTAAATAACTGTAGCGCATTGTCGCATGCCTCGGTGTGCAAGGGGCATCGAGCACCGAGGCGGGGACACTGAGGCCAGGTAAGTGTTTGAAACTATATGCGGTTGACTCAGCGTCTCAGTATGTCTCAGTATATTCCTACCTTCCCGTGCATGAGTGTTAAGCGTTAAGCGTTATGCTGTTAAGCTGTTACGGCGATATGGCGCTAATTAGCGTCGGGCACTGAGCCGAGACGCTTGTACATTTCTAATCGTTATGCTACCGTAGATTGCTGCTATCACAAGGAACCATCAAAATGTCATCAGAAACAATAGTTTGCCCACATTGCGGGATGCATATCCGCTACAAGATACGAGGCTATGTCTCAGCCGAAACAGTGTCTCAGGTCAATCGGCCAGAATACGCAGCGCTATCAACCCGTGCGTTAGCTAAACAGTTGGGTGTATCGCACGTTACCGTGCATTACGCTCGACGCCAAGCAGCGTTAGAGCGTGACGCATTGTTAAGGTGAACATCATGGATGAATTAGCAAGGTTAAAAGCGCGCATTTCATACATGATGAATCGCGAAGCGCGAATAGCGGCGGCACGAAAATATAATGGACTGCCCGACCCAACGCGCCCAGAGCCCGCACACTGTGAGTGCTGCGGAGAGCCGCCAAGAAAGCGTCGTCTGCATTTAGACCACGATCACGAGACAGGCGCATTTCGGGGATGGTTGTGTATGTCGTGCAACACGGGTATAGGTAAGCTTGGCGACAATCGTGATGGGTTGATGAAAGCGCTCGAATATCTTGCGCGCTGCGCCTCACTGGCTGACCCTCTCTGTCAGTAAGTGACAATCGTGTCTAACATTTGCGTCATGATGCAGCACAGCGCAATTCGCAACTGATTGATATCACATGGTATCACGATTGGCACGCAAGCTGCATACTCTCAGGTAGGAATCACACACGCACGGAGCACGAGACCATGTACATACCAATTCCCAGTCCGATAATCCTACTACTTGTCGGGGGTTTCCTTATCGCACTGAGCGTAATAGCAGGGGAATGGAAATGATCAGCAGCAACAATCGCATCAGTGCTTCGAGCGCCGCGCAGGCGATTAAAGAGTCCATTCCATTTTATTGTGATGCACACGACTGTGAGATTGCCATGACGCAGAGTCATGTCATTGCCTCTGTACTTGCGTCGCGTTTTGGGTTGACGGGCGCCGAACGTAACGAGTTTTTGACTTTGGCGGGGGTGCACAAATGACCACATTCCTACGATTCTTCCGACGCTGGCCGCGTGGCTGCTTTTTACCAGGGTTTTTTCGTTGGCCCGACCATAAGACTATAGTTAAACTGCGCTATACAGGCGCCTGGAGCAAATGACATGCTGACTCTAATCTGTATCCTCATTCTGGGACCGTGCGCGGTTGCATTCGCGCTTGGCCTAATCTTTGGCATATCGCACGCACTCGGCGCGGGTGGCCGCGACGATAGCGCGGGATGGTAATGTATGGACCATGCTTATCCGCTTAACACCCAAGGAGACAACTAAATGAAGCAGGTAAACGCTACAGTGACTTTCAAGGTCAAAATCAAGCAGATTCTTGACGGTGAGACACGGCGCGATATGGTGGACTATAAACTGAAAGTCTCGCGCGTAGACTGCAATCTGCGCCCGTGCGACCATTACTACTATAACAGCGATATGTTTCCCTCCATGCTCCAGCGCGCATACATTAAGGCTATCGACAATCGCCGCTGGCAGTACATTGACACGCTTCCCGCTTGTGTAACTGTCGAGCGCGGCGCGTTTTTCAGTACGGTTAGTGTAGCGGTGCTCGTATGACCCCTATCGAGCTAATGGGTGCTAACCGGATAAGCATGGCTTAATCCTTGGCATATCGCAATTGGCAGGTTCAAATACTGAGGTGACCTATGATTACGAGAAATTTCGACAATTGGAGCGCTACGCTCGCCGCACGCGACGCGCAGATCGATACCCTGGCGCAGCTAGGCGTTGACGACTGGCGCCGCGCCTTGGAGCTATCCGACGCCACAGCGACGCGCATCGCCGCGCGCAAAGAATCTGAAACTACCGGGAGTCTAGAGACACGCGCGAAGTGCGCGTCATGAAAACCGCAAGCTGGATAATCAGGGAGCGGGCTACTAGGAGGGTCATTTGCGAAACCTTCAACGCCAAGGCCATCGCCCAACTCAATATCAAGCGGTACGAAGCCGTGCCTATTCTCGAATACCTTACGGAGCTAAACCGCGCCATTAAGGCCGGAGAGGGCGCGTGCGTACTGTCTATTATGTGCAGTTATTGAACCAGCCTTGATGCTTGACCAGTGCGCGTAGCATCTGATATGCTGCGCGCACGAGTGAACCATCACATAGAGGATTGTGAAATGAAAATTTCTTTTTTGCCGTGGGCAAACAAACAACCTAGTGAATTAGACAGTTTGCGCCGCGCGGACCTTTGCGGCGCGGACCTTCGCGGCGCGGACCTTCGCAGCGCGGACCTTTGCGGCGCGGACCTT